TATGGCATAGGCAACTTCCGATGCCAGTTTGTGTGCTATCGTGCTAGAGAGCAAACTATCATATTCTTCGGTGTCAGTTACTCGTGCGACATAAATAATTTTACAAGCTGTCTCATCGGATAATACTTTTCTTCCCTCTATTTTAAACATGACCTGAGTTTCATAGGCAGCAATGTCTTGATTAATACTATCCGTAAAGAATGATAATACACGCAAACAAAATGGGTCAGTAGGAAGGGAAAACTGATTGGTAAATCCGAATGCTGGGGTAGCAGAGTCTTTGGCAAGAGTTGCTCTTCGTATCGCTGAGTTCCAAGGATGGGAGCGTAATACTTGATCTCTTACGGTAGTAAATCTTCGATTGCAGAGTTTGGCTTCTTTGGAGTTTTCATCAAGAGATGTAATCGTAGCTGCTCCAAGTAAATCCATAGCTTCATTACAAATATCAACAACAGAAGACATACTCTCACCTCTTAGTAAAAGAAGGGCAGATTGCTCTGCCCCTCACAGTTTAGTTTACAACATACTCAATCACGAAAGATAAATCACCAGCAGTGTCTCCTGCTGCATCGAATAGTAATCCGATAAACAAGTGACCGCCTGGGTCAGATGATTGACCAGCATCTTCCCATACTCTTTGACCTGTTGTGTTTATGTTTCTTGCTTCATACGTAACATCTGTTCCAACACCACCTACTGCACCACGAAGGTCAGTGATTGCAGACGCATAGGCATCATCATCCAGTGCGGTAAATGTTCCGTCACTTTCCGAATACACACCTACATCACAGGTGTTTGTTGTACCAGAATCCAAGTCATCGTTAAATAACTTGATGGTTACAATTGCTGCATTTGAAGGAATAGGAGCAAGCATCACTGTATCTGTGGCAGATAAATCACCAGCAGCCAGTGCGATTGTTCCCATTGCTACTCGCTTCACGCCATGCAAAGTCCTAGATGGGGATGCCACCTGAGGCAATGCCAACATATTGGAAACGAGGGTTGTATTTACATTAGCCATTTTCTAATCTCCTACTCTTAATCTGGTGTTTCATCACAGAAGATTTTAACGACTTTGGACTCTTCCATACGCACCGCACCAATGTCCATGCAATAATACACTTGAGTTGCATAACCTTTATCGTTACGCTCATCAATTCGTGCAGAAACATCTTTGCCAATACCTAATGTAAGCCCATCTTCAGCCCATGCAAAGCAGGAACGAATATCATTTGAATCAACATCCAGACGATTTGTCATGATAAATTCAAAGCCTAAGAAGGAATTTACATCCCCTTGAGCTAATGCTTTTACCGTGTTGAAGTCTGAACTGGTCACCTGAGTTGTTCCAAGCAAATCTTCAATCTGCTTTGGCCCTACTGCAATGTAACGTGGTATTGAAGGGTCAACATCATTCAAATCCAACTTACGTTTTGCCTCAAGCAATTTGGCTATGGTCAACCCATCGTTTGATGATGCTGAACCTACCATATTGTTTGTTGCGTCAAGTGTTGCTGAACCTGAACCTGTTTCACCTGTTGATGCTGTACCAAGTGCTGCTGTGATAATCACATCATCCATTGCACGTCCCATAGCTGCTGCTGCGGCTTGTGCATAAAAAGATGTTGGGTCGATTAACATACGCACCTTATCTTGGTCATCGATTAAATCAGCATACTCATAGGATGCTAAACTTAATCTACGTCTTGCATGAGGGGTATCAAGTTGTGGTGTGTCGGCATGGCGAGATGTACGCAGTTGCGCTGTTGCCTTACCTATTTGGTCTATAAATGCGTTCTTACCGACAACATTCTCAATGCGAACTGCATCACGCAGACGGCTGCCCATCTGTTGTGACAGCATTTGCACATTGGCAGAATACTGTTGTACGAACGCGGTTGTGACTTGTGAAGACATACTATACTCCTTCTTTCACAAATTGCGTTTATACTGTTGTCGATGTGCTACCCTTACGGACACCTCTAGGCTTTTTAGTTGCCATAGAACTATCGTCTATCCGATTGTCTTCAGGACGATGTGTATCGCTACCCTTAACAACCCAACCCCAAAGCACGTCTGCTTTGTCTTTTAGCTGGTTCGTATCTAAAATATCTCTATTTGCACAGGTTTGCAAGAGATTACATATTAATTCGTTTCTGGCTAAAACAAATGACTCTTTATCCATGTACCATTTCCATCAATTCACTCACACGAGATATCGCTCTTTGTCGTGCCACATAGTTCTTTTTATCGGTATATTCGGGTGAATTCATAATTGCATCAATTTCTGCTTGTGCTTCAACTGGAGTTAGCTTGCGTGTTTGTGTTGCATCCGCAATCGTATCCTCACTTGTTGATTTATTTACAAAGTCTGCCATCTGCGAGAAGTATTTAATCACTCGTGGGTCATCGCCAAACTTCAAACCGCTTGCCAGTTGTAACTCATAAATATCAGAATCACCAAACTTACCAAGCAATCCTTTTACACCAGCCAGTTTATCTTCATACGCCTGGCCCCATTCTTTTTTAAGATTTGTAATGGTTTCTTCTTTGAGACTTTCCTGTTGTCGGCTAATCTCTTCTTGTGACGTATTTACAGTCGATTTGTAATACTCCATCACACCATTTACCTGATTAGGTGTTAGGTTAAGTTTATGTGCTATGCCCTTAAAATTACTAGCAATTTCTTCTGTTACTACGTTTCCATCTACGACAACATCGTACTTGTCGGCTGTTTCTGGTACACCTAGATACTGATGTATTTTAGTGAGTTGTTCTTCAGATGGGTTTTTAGGTGCTGCTAGTTTATCTGCACCAATGAGTTGTTGTGCATTCACATAGGATTTAGCAAGATTACCTACATCTTTGATGGGTGATAGGCTTGGATGTGAGCGTAATTCTTCTGGTAATTGGTTTAAGAAATCGTTACCAGAACCGCCTTGTGCTACCTCTGCTGGTGTTTCCAGTGTGGGTGTAGATGGCTGGTCTACCTGTTCGACTGCTTGTTCTTCCATTTTTACTCCTTATTTATCATGTTTTTAATATGTAAAAAAACCGCACGTTTTCCTTCTTCAAAGGCAGATGCATTCGCATCTCCTGATACATAGGTCGTTGTCATTGCATGACATCGATTAGCTAAATCATTAAAGACTTTTGCACCACTTTGCGATGTAAATGTCTGAGTATACATATCTCTAAGCTGTTCAATTTCTTGCTGTCTTCGCTCTTGTGTGTAGGCTTCATTTTCGATTGATTGTACTTCTGCCATTATTTACTCACCATTCTAACTGCTTGCGCTGCTTGCGCGGTATCGGCTACATCTTGTGATAATGCTTCACGCTCTTGCATTGCTTGTTGGATTTCCTGACGTTGTTGTCTCATAGCATCGACTTCACGTTGAGATTTCAATGTCATCTTTGGTACACCCAGACTATCAGTAATGTGTCGCACCAATCCATCTGGGTCAATGTGGTCACCTACAGGCAGTGCCTGTGCCAATGGCATTAATATCTCCAATGCCTTCATGGTATTGTTCAGGCTGCTGGATTTTTGTGCCATAGCCAATGGAGATACATATTCAATATCTACATCTCTTCCTTGTATTAAAGCTGGTGCTGGTTGCAACATATCGGCTCGTAGCATCAAAGCAAACACACGGTCTATCAAAGGACGTAGCATTTCATTCATTAATCTTCCAAGAACAGGGCCAATCACTCGCATCCGCTCTTCTTGTCTTTGTATCACTTCGGTTGCTGTCATGTTGGGAGAACCACCAACCAGTATTTGGTCTACATAAAAGGCAGAGCGAATAGCTTGTCTTCGTTGTTCTTCCATACTCAAACCCACATTGGTATTGCTACCTGTATTCAATGGCGTGATGGTATCTCTTGTGCCAGAGCGATAGAAATTCAAACCGCCAGGCTGTGTTCTGACAGGCAACATAAACCCATCATCAGGAACAAGCAACGGTGGGTCGATTTGTTTTTGTGCTGCCTGAATGATTGTTTTGCTCATTAGGTTTAACATTTTTACATCTGGTAATGCCGTCATCGCAGGAGAACGTCCCATGATTTCACCTGTGCTTTTCAGAAATCTGGGTACGATGAACGGCATTTCTTCAAAGCCACCTTCGGACAATATCATCTGTGTTTTATTGCACACATAAACCGAAGCAAATGGCATATTAATATTATCACGTTTGGTAATATCTCGTGTCATACGAGGGGTAACAATATGCAATATCTCAACTGGTTCTTCTGGATTCTTTTTAAATACCTTAGAAATATGCTCTCCGACATTCTCCTCACCAAATCTCTGCACTGCTGCTTTGGCAGAGGATTCATACTTTCGATACACAGTATCCACCATACCATGCAAATCTTCTTGTATGTAAAACTCGGAGATGTGCCGTGTGGAACAACGAAGCTGATTATCTTCTCCCATTTCGATAAACATACAGCCTGTGCCAAACACAACTAAATCAACATATAACTCATGTACTTCTGTTTCAAAGTTTGATTGATTGAACAATCGCATCATTCGCATCGATGTATCTTGCAACCATTCTCGTACATCATCATCACGATTTATATCGGTATCTTTTACATCCAGATGAAACCAAGGCGATGCGCCACTGGTAAGCATACCATGCAAAGAAGAAGCGAGTAAATCAACGGCTTGCAACGCTGTGCCATCAAATATCTGTTCCATGCGCTTTTCGCCTTTGGAACGCTTTTTAACAATCTCTGCTTTTCTGGGAAGCATAAAGTCAGCGAGTTCTTGGTAGTGCGTGTTCCATGTATCACGCTGGTCTTCTACATAATCAAACCGCTTGAGTAATGCTTTTAATTCTTCATCAATCATTTTATCATCGTGTTACGTGTACCAGTATCCTGATTCAGTAATCCTGCCACAATGGTAGAGCCTCTGCCAACACGCCCTGCTCGTTGTCTTCTAACCCCTTCTTCAGCAAGGGCTGCGCCTAATTCCATATCTGGCTCTGGTGGTGGGGGAGGTGGGGGAGGCGGTGCTACTGCTTTTGGTGGACTTAGAAAACTCATTTACTTTCTCCTTACATGGCAAAAGGATTATATTCATTGACAGCAACGGTTTGTGGTGGTCGTACCATTCGTGTTCGTTGCTCTAGCCCAGTTGCCAGATATCGAAACGCATCGGCTGCATGAGATGTGTAGTCATGTCGTGGATGGTCACGAAACACTTTCTTCTTATCATCCCACTCTTGTCGGTACTGTCGTAACATATCTAAACCATCCTGTGTTTTATCTCTATCAAAAAAACACTTCGGTAGCAACATCCTTGTTGCATTGATACCATCTGCTACTTTCATACGAGGTACTACCTTGAACCTGATACCCAGCGATAAAGCCGTCTCCAGACGCGATTTACCCGACCCAAGTTCTCTGACTTCGATGTCGTGTGGTGCGAGATGGTCACCGTATACGAAGTCTTTCCTGTTAAGAACTTCCGCATAGTGGTCGAGACCCACTCCACTGTTCTCGTAATAATCAATAATATGTATCGCACCCCCACGATACGTTTGAGCAAACCAAATAGCAGTCGCATCATTCACTCCTAAATCCCATGCTGTATGCACTGGCATTGAAGGGTCATAAGGCACTTTTGTTACTCTATCACTCTCTTCTGCCTCTGCAATCAACTTTCCATAATAAGCACCAATAATACTGGCTGTAAAGGAACATTCGTATTCTTGCTCAAACTGCTCCTCTGTCATTTGCTGTTTAGCCGCTTTTAACTCTTCTTCCTTTACAATACCACTTTCAGATGCCTTCACCGTTTTCCAGTACCACTTGTCCGAGCCTTCTTCACATTCATTCTTCGCCTGTTGCAGTAAATCAAAAAAATGATTATGACCAGCAGGAGTTCCCAAAAATACAGCCGCCCCCTCTCTGTCAGACAAGGCTGGTCGTACTACCTCCCCCCATACTCTAGGGTTCTGCATTCCATATTCATCAAAAATAGCCAAGTCCAGATAAATTCCTCTCAGGGCATCTGGATTCTCGGCAGACAATAACATCAGTCTTGCACCATTGGGAAAATCAACTCGCAACTCTGTTTCATTAAAGGCTACGCCTGGTATTACACTGGCATAATATTTTACGTAATCCCAAGCAATTCTCTTAGCTTGTGTAAAGGTAGGGGCAATAAAAGCTACTCTCGGTCTGGGCAATGGACAGGTCAAACATTCCTTAATCAAATGATTAACTGCAAAAACAGTCTTGCCAAAACGTCTGTGCATGACTAAAACATTCCAGCGTCTCAGGCTGTTATGCATTTCAGCTTGAGATGCACGAGGCTTATACGGTATCGTTACCTGAGCCATCTGTCATCCAAGCAATATTAATCTCAGTATCTCCATTCTTCAACTGCATCATAGTCTTTGAAGTATCACCAAACTCTTCTGGATTACACTTAGACTCCAACCATCTACTATGCACACCCATCTCCTTCAAAGCTATCACATCAACCTTAGCCGTACCAACAACCGCACCAACCAGTAACTTCTCATAGTCACTTCTAAACTCAGAAGAATAACTACTCCTAGCCAACTGATATGCTTCCTTCAAATCCTGATTATCATTCAAATACTTGTAAAAAGTAAACCTACTTATACCCATACCCTTACATATACTTGTAACCGTTATCCCATCCGATATCATCTTCAAGATAATATCTTCCTTCTTAGCTAACTTCCTCTTAGGCATAGTTACTCCTGAGTGTGTGTTGGATAGTATTGATTAACACATATACAGAGTGGTAGCGCAGGTCGGGATACATAGGTCTAAAACATACCCCCCTTGGGTCTAGTCTACAGATTGTATGTGACTTTGTTAGGTCTTTCTGTTTAGAAAAATATAAAATCCAACACATAAAATATCTATAATCCAATCCAGACAACAAAAACCTAATAGCTACATTATCTATATGTATCTATATAACTATCATAAATAATGTTGACGCACAATATATATAACTAATTTATATTACTGTAAAAATATTTTGCATATGCTCTTGACTATGTATAATAGCTATACTATGTAATATGTATAACAACTTTACAGAAAGGTAATACAATGAAAAAAGAAGACTTTATTTTATTTCTCGGTGGTGGCTTATGTTTAATAAGCTGGATGCTTGGTTTATACGTTTTAACAGTAATATAATAAGGATGTAATGCAATGTATAAAGATTTATCAAATTATGACATCGCAATGGATATTTACCAGAAAATAATGCACGCCAAAACAACTGTAAAAAATGGTCATATCTATTATGACGATAACCAAGAACATATAAATATAAATGAAATTGTAGAATATTTATTCATGCATAAAATGAATGATAAAACAGATATTAAATAACAAACAATGAAAGGATTAAAGACAATGAAAAAAGATAGATACCAAATAATAACAGATACAGTAATTGAACAGATGGAAAGCTTGGGAAGTGATTGGATGAAATCATGGTCAACTAATGCAATGTCAGGACATCATAACGTCATCAGTAAAAAAGCATACCAAGGGACTAATACTTTTTTAACCGCGATAAGTAGTTTTAAAAATGGTTTTCAGTCTAACCAGTGGGCAACTTATAAGCAATGGCAGTCAAAAGGTTATTCAGTAAAAAAAGGTAGTAAAGGAACTGATATAATCTTTTTTGATAAAATCAAAGTAGAAGATGCAGAATCAAAAGAAGAAAGATTCATACCAATATTAAAAGGTTTTTCTATCTTTAACGCTGACCAAATAGAAGATTATTGGTGTGGCAGTGCAATTCCAGAAAAACCCACTTTCAACCATGAACAAACAGAACAACTTGTTACTAATAGTCAGGCAATAATTAAGCATGGTGGAAGTCGTGCATTTTACACAAGCGAATCTGATTTTATACAGATGCCACATAAAACAGATTTTCAAAATATAGACGGCTCAACAGCGATGGAAAACTACTACTCAACATTATTACATGAATTGACCCATTGGACAGGTCACACTTCAAGACTCGATAGAAAACTAGCTAACAAATTCGGTAGTAATGCGTATGCGTTTGAGGAATTAGTTGCGGAAGTTGGAAGTGTGTTTTTAACTGCAATGTTAGGTATTGAAAAACAACCTCAACCTAATCATGCCAAATATCTCAATAACTGGTTGGAAGTTTTAAAACAAGATAAACGTGCAATGGTCAAAGCTTTTGGATTGGCTCAAAAGGCAAGTGACTATATTCTAGCTTATCAGGATAACAATCAATTACAAGCGGCAGAATAGCTTTTATAGATGGACAGGTAGTTGCATACTGCCTGTCCATATATAAGTGCTAGTCAGTGCTTAAAACGCGATTAATCGCATAAACAAAAAGAAAGGTATAATACGATGACACATTTATCAGGTTTAAAACGAATAAACGGAATCCTTAAACGTCAAGACTGTCCGCATTGTGGTACAGAATTAGAATATCAATGTGGAGAGTGTGAAAAAGAAGAAAAAGAATATATTAATCAACTATTTAAAATTTTTAACAACATTAACGAATGGGAATATCAATGCTTTGAACGTCAAGACTGTCCGCATTGTGGCATCGATAATCATTAAACAACAAAAAAAAGGTAAGACAATGGACAAGTTTAAATTATTAGATGAACTACAAACAAAAACAAGAAAGCTCATAGAGCAAGGCAATTTTGCAGATGCAGAACCTTACAGATTGCAAGCTCAATCTTTAATGCAAGAGCTTTACACGACTAAAAAAATAACTGGATTAATGGCAAATAGAAAGAAAGTAAGACACGCGGTAGTTGATGGTGATGGTAAAGTTAAACACACTTGGATATTCCAAAATAACAATTAAACAATAAACAATGAAAAGGAATAAAACAATGAGACAATACCCAATTTGGAACAATGTAACAGCTTGCATTTATCAATCTAGCAAAAGCTATGGTGTAAAAGAATGCGGTGAAGTTGAAGTTAAAGTTGGCACATCTAAAAGCAATAGCCATACATTTGTAAACCATCGCACTACTCACAGATTGCTAGAAAATGGAGACAGGGAATACAGATTTTATTTAGATAATAAATGCATTAAACGTGCCGTACTTCCCAAAAATAAATACGAATTAGAATTTAAAGAGTTGGAGGGTTAAACAATGACAAAATTTAATATATTTATGTCAATAATAATTATGTTGGCATTTGTAGCTCTTATTGATTTTATAATTATCAATTGGCTATTAGGCTGCAATACATGGGATAAATCGTTGTGGACGGAATACAATTCCTGTTTCAATCCGTTTGATTTGTTCTAATGGCAACTTATGAAGATGCTAAAAGAGAATACCTATATTTTGTAAGCCAAGGTATGGGTATTTCTTCTATAGCCAAACTTTTAGATATTCCACGAATACAAATTGATAGCCCTTTTTCTGAGAGAGAGGGATTGCTTACAGAGAAATATGTAATTGAAGAAATTAGAAAACTATTAGAAGAGAAAGGACAATAAACAATGTCAAAAGAACAAATAATTAATAAATTAAAAGAGATTATGGCTAACGCCAAAGAGTATGAAAGTTCCTCAATGGATGATGACTTTCTATGTTATGAACATTTAATGACAGATATTGAAAAACTATTACAAGAGACAAGCGAATGACTAAAAAACAATTCATAGAATTAAGAGAGAGTATGCAGCTTACTCGTATGCAACTAGCAAAGAAACTGCAACTTACTCGAATGACGATATTTAATTATGAATATGGCAAATATCCAATACCAAAATGTGTAGAATATGCAGTTAAATACTTATCTTTAAAACTAAAGAAATAATCCCAACATATCAATTTTAAAAAATTGTGTGTTAAAATTAATAATCAAATAAACGTGAAAGGTTAAAACAATGAAGCAAACAGTATGGAAAGCAAACAAAAACGGTAGCGTTACAATTTATGTTCCAGCTAATCAAGCAAACATCATGGCTTGGATTATTAATGAAGGAACAGCGGGTTTAGAGCTACATTCAGGGGATCATGAGACAGATAAAGAATTATATGAAACTTTGGCAATAGATACCAAAAAACCTTGGTTTGGTATGATAGGAAAATAATTTAGAACTAAAGAAATAAGATTGTACAATCTATATAGACTATGTCTTTAATATTAGGTCTATATAGATAAGGTCTTGAAGATAAGAACCAGGTAAATAAGCAACCCAATCGCCTTTTTGATAGGCTCTGGGTTACTTATTTATAGAAAGGATGCGCACAATCTGACTAAAAGCCAGAGGGATACAAACAGGAACACCCTGTTGTACGCTACAATGAAATTAACAACTATCATATTTTATGTTGACACGCAAGACCCTAAAGAGAAAGGAGCTTTACCCAAGCTTCAAGGGTAACAATTGCCACTTCGTTACCCTTATATTTTTTATTAATATCTTTAAGATAGAGAGCGCAGCGTATCGGTTGATGGTCAAACTTAAACACGAGTACAGGCTTGTTTTTAGCCCTCTCAGCCGCCTTTACTACCTGTTCCCACCATTCCTTGCGGAAAAATCCGTTTGCCGATTCTGGACGCTTATATCGCTTGCATTCGATTGTCCAACCATCAACCCCAAGTAAGTCACCTCTATCAGCAGTGCGGTATTGCTCGATATCTCTTTTGATATCTTGGAGAGAAAGGTGCATCTTGAGATAGTTTGCAACCTCTCTTTCAAATGATGCTCCTTTGTTGCGACCATTAACCACTACATTCTCCATCATCTTGCTGACATAAATAAGATTGACTATCGAAAATCCAATCACTTTGTTTATTTACAAAATCAGACAAAGTTTTATATGTTCTATTTCTATGGAACGAACCGCCTGTCATCTGCTCCATATCCTCCCACCATCTCATTCTTTCTGGATACTCTCGTATCATTGCTGCTAATGTAGCTTCTGATTTTAAAAAGCAACCATCACAGTTGCCAGACCCTTTCATAATCTTTAAATCAAATGAGTGTTGTTTCCAAAACTGATTTACATTTCTAACAGTTTCTTTTGATTCAGCTATCGGATACCAATTCACCCATCTATTGTCTGTAGATTCTTTTAATCGTCTTGGCTCATCACCTCGGATTCCTATAGTATTAGTCCAACGCTTCCAGCCCATGCCTACAAGAAATCGTTTGATAGTTTTTACTTTTAACTCTTGAGTGCAATAACGCATATTTTGATTTGGTAAAAATTTATTAGCTGACTTACTATCAATCATCTCCATAAATGGTTTACCGTCTAAGCTAACAGAATTGTGATTTACTTCTTGGTATTTTGGTTTAGCTTTTATATATTCAAGCCAACGAATATTGACGTTCCATCTGCTTTGTATTTCTTTTATAAAGTCTATTGTTCCTTGCATTTCTCTTCCTGTATTAGCAAAGGCAACAACAACATCATCGTGCAATCCATCATTAGCAATAAGAATTTGATGCAACATATATGCAGATGTTCTGCCACCAGACAGGCTAATTAATACTTTTCCATCTGGCAGCTTATATGGCTCATGCATGATAGAAATCATCCGCAGTGACTTCACCTTTAGTAGCAATAAAGATTTTGGTAAGTGTTTCCTGACTTGGTTTGCGTTTGCCTTGTATTAGAAGAGTAATGGTTGAGTTATCTAGTTTTGCTATCTTGGCAAAATACCGTTTACTAATACCTTTTTTTTCTATGTAATCTTCTAATTTCATTGCTGTTCTTCCTTGTAGTATTCTGTTGCCCAATGAATACGCTGTTGACGATTAGAACGTACACTCTTGCGAGTTCTATTATCTGTTTTTATCAATCCTTTTTCAATCAAAGGCCGAAAGCGTGGTGTGATACTTGCTGGATGTATTGTAACCAACATTCTTTCAATTTCAGACATCGTAGCACCTTGTTCACGAAATTGTGAAACGGCCTCCAAAACAATCTTCTCAAGTTTCGTTGGGTCTATTGATATAGCTGCATCGATAGATGTATCTGGGTCAGTAGTTCGTACCATCTTATATGCGTCTTTGTTTTCCATTTCATTGTCCTTTCTGTTAGTTGATGCGTTGACAATAATAGATGGTTGACAATATGTCAATAGTGTGAGATTGTATGATACGGAAGGAGAACACAATGACTGAATATAGAAAACCATTTGGCAGTAGGGCTATGCATAATAGTGCATCTGGTGGTACACAACCACTTGATGAGTATTTTTTCAAACTATACTGTGACCATAATTTGCAGTTATCGTTTCCAAGCTCTGCTAAAATGACCGCAGGAAACGCAGTACAACGACTCGTTGATTTATCTCTAGGTCTTACGTTTGATAGAAAAGAAGCCGTCGAGTTTGATGAAGCACAACGAATCGTTGAGCGTGAGTATAGTTTTTACAAACCTCGCACCTTTGATGATAACAAAGATGCAGAGGAACATCAGGAAATAAAACAACACATACACTCAACATCCGTACAAGCACACAAAGGATTGAAAGAATACTTTGGCAAACAAAAGTTTGAAGGCGAAAAGAAAGAGTTTTTTGATGTGGATACTATTGATGTGCCAACGATGTATTTGATTGACTATCGCTCAAAGAAAAAAATGATAGACTTGAAAACAAGTTGGTCTATCCGGAATCCACCCAAAAAAGATGGCACTCGCACTTGGCGAATACCCAAACCAGCCAAAGAGCCAAGCACGAGTCAAATCTGTCAGCAAGCTGTTTACTGGAAGGCAACAGGCTTAACACCAGCCTTGTTGTTTTGCACCGCAGATGGCTACGAGATAGCCACACCAGAGACTACCGATAAACTATCTAAGGAAAGTCTGGAGCATCATTACAATGTGGTGAAACAACGATGGCTCGTCATACAAAACATAATGAAAAAATCAAAGACCTTTGATGAAGCATTGCAGTTCGTATCACCAGATTTAGAACGCATCAAAAGCTATCAGGGAAATGACTTTCTTAAAATAGCAAAAGTAATATGGAGAATATGATGAATGAAGACTTACAACAACAATTAGATGTAATGGATATAAAACTATCAAAAATGACAAAAGAGATGGATGATTTAACTGAAAAATTACAGGCATTTCTTACACTTTTTAATGAAAACAACAGATTAATGAGAGAACAAAATGAAAAAAAGACAGATACCACAACATCTTAAAGACTTGATAAAAGCGGTTGGCATGACTGAACAAGAAGCTACTTGGGATTGTCATGGTACACCTGTTATTTATCACGATGCTCTTGAACGCATTGCAAGTCATATCGGCATACAGTTTGAAAAACCAGATGTTATAAAAAACAATGTAGAAGAAGGTTTTGTTGCTATGTGTGTAACAGGAACAGATGGTGATAAAATAGAATGGTCTATAGGTGAGGCAAGTCCCTCCAATTCAAAGAATAGCTATCCGTTTGCCATGTCAGAGAAACGTGCCAAAGACAGGGTAATCCTCAAACTTATCGGTGCGTCTGGATTTGTTTATTCAGAAGAAGAAGCAGAAAGTTTTAAGAATCCTAATCGCCATGTTGAACAAAAGCAGCAAGTCAAACAAGAAGAACCACCACCGTTTGAGCCTGACCCAGACTCTGTATCAATTATCAAAACAGCACAAGATAAAAATTTTGAATCAGAGTATATTAAATCATTACAACCACAAGAATATGATATGGTTCTTTTACATCAAAAAATATCTAAATTAATTGATGCCGCTGATGCAAATCAATTTGCTAATAAAAATAAAAATTTCATGGATATTATTGAGCAAAAATATCCAATAGATTTTGATATACTTTGCACACAATTTGAGAAAAAATGTGAAGAATTTGAAGGAGTAAATAATGGCTAAAAAATTTGAAATTATTTTGGAACAAACTTTGTTTGAACCAAAAAGATATGATAATGACCCAAATAAAAAAAATCAAGCGTTGTGCCAAGTCATAACAAAAATTGGGGATTATAATAAAACAACAAAAAGTGTTGATTCTCGTGAAGTTGTGTTAGAAAAAGACAAAGAATATTCGATTCAATGTTTTCCATCAGATTTTAGAACATCGGATGATAGAGCCAAATTTACGTTGCGTATATCAGAAGTCATAGATGATGGTCAAGGTTTGCCAGTCAAACCAGCGATAAGAAGATTTAGATAAAAAAAACCCTGTGTAGGAAACAAACAAAACCTACACAGGGAGTTTCAATGTCAAATAGGGAGGAAATCCATGATAAAAACTTCGCTCGATAAACCATACAATGAAAATTCAAAAAAAGAAATAGAAAATTTTCGTAAAGAGTTAAAAAGATTAAAAGATGAAGTAATTAACTTTCAACCACCTAAAACTACACGTCAGACAAGAGCAAAAACAAGTTCTAAGGTAGCTAAAAATATAAGTGGTTGGAGAAGAGGATTCTTCTAATTACATCTTTTTCTTTTTAGGTTTCTTTCCAGCCTTTTTCATAGCCATTGCAGTCGCAGCTTGCTTCTTGGCTTTCTTAGTTTTCTTCATCATACCACCACCGTAATGTCCTGGCATATTAGTCTCCTTTTTTCTTTTTGGCTTTGTTTCGTTTGCTGATGGATGCTGCTTTCGCACGAGCATCCGCTTTACTACTTGCACCCCACGCACGAAGGCTAAGTAATAATCTCGTAGGTTTTCCCTTACTGTCACGTTCTGGCCCTTTCATATTGCCCATTCTTGCTAAAAAACTTGCACGTCTTGGATTATCCCCAGACTTTACAGGACGTTTTAAATTAGCTCCTGTAGTGCGCTTGAAGTGCGCTCTACCAGCAGCGTTTAATCCACCTTTAGGATTCTGAAACCGTTTGGCTACCATCTACCTGTCTCATTCTCTCTACTAAACGTCGTGCGCGATTGGGTACTTGAGTGTACCAACGCGAGTCGACCATCTCATCGGCTGCGGAAGACCAGCTTCTAGCATCAACTCCTGCCTTCATACCCTTGAACTTAGATAGGCGTGGATAGCCAAGATTGAACATCATGTTTGCTATGATTAACTGTGCCTCTTCAGGCAAGTCATCAAAGTCTTTATAGAGCCTGTGACAGTCCTCTATTGTTACGGCAATATCTAAGTTAAATGCCGACTGCACACGACTCTGTTCAATCACTGTGCCAACTTCCATGTTGCATTCTGGGTCATCTTTGGTAATTAAATGTCCAATACCAAATGTAGGCAACCCCAGATGGTCAAGATATATCTCGTATTTACAGCCCTCGTCTTCGGCTAACTGCTCTCGCAGTTTATCCACGTCCATTTTTCTTTTTGCCTTTTCTAAGTTTTTTAAAATCAGCACCTGTAATTTTATTTCGTGGTGATGCTACTCTGGCTATTTTCATTTGCTTTGGCGATAGTTTTTTACCTGGCATTATTTCTTACCTTTCTTTTTCAACAAAGATTGTAATGTTTTGGCTTGACCAGCGTGTGAACGTGATGCTTTACGCAAGCCTGATGCTACCTTTTTAACTTTTGCTTTTTGCTGTTTCGTCATCATTTCTTTTTCGCCTTTTTCTTTTTGCCACCTCTGATTAAATCGGCATCTGCCTTACGCGCTCCACCCTTACCTGTTGCAAAACTGCGAACTCTTCCAGCAGCCCACTGATGTGCTGATACTTTGGGTCTACTACCAGCAGAATAATATGCGCCTAGCCCTCGTTGATATACCTTGCCTAATGTTGCTTTTGATATACCAGATGACTTAGAATACTTTGCTACAACGGCTGCTTTGCTCATCCTTTGCTCCTTATCTTGCTGATTCTATCCATCATGGCTGGTGTCAGTTTACCTTGTCGATACAGTTTAGCAGTACGTTTTATCTCTGCTTCTCGTGCCTTTGGATTCTTTGCGCCTCGTACATACTTCTTCGGTACACCACCTTTTGTCTTTGGAACTTTGGCGAACTTTCTCATTTAGACACTCCCTTGTACTTTTCAAAACTACGGAGTCCACCTAATCCCAACATACCAAGCAAAACTGTAGTTAGCGTTTCCATGTTGAAACTAGGTAACTCAGGAATCTGGATACCAGTAATTGAAACTGAGAACAAAATAATCGGAGCAAGGATAAAGTGGTACGCAAGCGCGATACCACAGACCCATCCGACAAACGGACGCCATCCAGCAACAAAGATGGAGCGGTGCTGGGCTTCTTGCTTGTTGACTTCAACTTGTGCGAGTTGTGCTTCATGGGCTTGCTTTTGGGCAAGCGTTGCGATTTCGTGCGCGAGGGCGTTTTTTTGGTCTTTGTCCTCAATAAACTTATCCAGTAATCCTGTGACTGGCCCTATCAATGCTTGTATCATTTTTTACTCATCCATGCGGAAACACCCATGTATGCTCCTACGATACCACCGCCTGTTATATATAGCAAGTTTGACAAGTCGGTCAGCAGTTTGATGCGTGTGTCTGGAATGAACGGTGCAAACATCAACAAGGTATAGATTGCCATAAAACATAATACGGCTGTTGCCATGCGTCTTTGTGCAGTAAGTTTCCGTAGTTGTGCGTTTTCTTTTCTGTCTTGCATCTCCATATCATGCAAACGCATTTCATCATCATCAACAATCCCATCACCATCGGCATCTAAATAACTGTATTTACTATCTTTTTCTAACTTCTTTTGTATCATAATGTTCCTCTATTATACCAAAGATAAAATAAGAATATAAAAAATCCAGCTACAGTAATTACCAAAAACATAATACTAATAACTTCTATAAATTGTTTTCTGGCTTCTCTCTGTGCATACAGTGTTTCTTTGCGTTGTTTTCGTATATCTGCTTCCATACGCAGCAATTCTTGCCAAGCATTTGGGCCACACATACTGCTAATTAATTTACGGAGTTCATCTCTCTGGTTCTCTAATTGTTTCTTTTGAGTGAATAATTCTATTGCCTCTTGCTCTACACTTTTTGCATTAAATATTTTCTTAAATATTGGTGGGTTTTTGGCTTCGTGATGCGCTCTGTCTATGTCTGACACCGCACTCATCCACTGCGAAAGACTTTTGCCCATCGATTCTATGTCTCTGCCTATGCTTACGCCCTTTTTTAGTGTATTAAAAGCTGCTCCAGCTATTGCCATTGCACTTACTGGGTCAACCATTACACTATCAGCGTAACAACCGTTACGGCTGCTCCTACTACTGCGATTGTTGAAACCATTGTCAATCCTTCTAATCGCCACATACGCTTGTTCATGTCCTCTAGTTTCTCAACTAAACCTCTGTAACGCTCCTCGCAAATCATTTCATGTGCTGTTAACTTATCCATCCTTGTTCTCTAAATCAGCAACTCTTGCTCTCAAATCTTTGATTTCTTTTAACAAAACAGGAACGAGCTTGCTGTAATCAATCCCAAGATAGCCTGTCTCTGGGTCTTGTACTGCTACACAGTCAGGAAATACGTCTTGCATTTCTTGTGCTACTACACCGAAATCTTCATGCTTGCCATCCTCTATCCAGTCAAACTGATAGACATTGATATCATCTATTTTCTGTGATGCCGATGATGCTGGTTCTATGTTTTTCTTTAAACGTCTGTCTGATGAACTGGTAACTTGAACAGTGCCAGTGCTATCTGGTAAGGTTATAGTGCGGTCTGCTGTGGGGTCGGTAACAACCAATGACGTTTCATTTGTATCATCTGTAGAACCCTCAAAAGATATTGTTTGTGAACTTCCTATTAAATGCAATCCACCCCCAATTTGAACTAAACTACCTTCTGCATTTAAGAATAAAGAAGAAGTGACTCCATTATTACGAGCCATAATTTCATTGCCGTCTATAGCAATGTTGAAACCGCTGGACGCTCCAATCTGAAAAGCATGTTCAGTAGAAGAAGGATTTACATCTGTTGTACCCGTTAATCTCAGCGTTGGTGCTGTCACTGTACCAGTGAACGTAGGGTCTGCTGTTAAGGCTACTGTACCTGTTGCATCAGGTAATGTAATGGTGCGGTCTGCTGTGGGGTCGGT